AGCGATGCTGATTATGCTCAGGGATGAGAATGAACGACTCGTTAAAGCCCTGAAGTCCGCGATCGGAGACATGAAAGAACTGGCGGGAGGCAGCAAAGACGATGAGAGCACTTTATGAGATCGAGCAAGAGATCATGGACTGCCTGGATGATGAGACAGGCGAAATTTTGGACCTCGGACGGCTGGACGCGTTGCAGATCGAGCGCGAGGCGAAACTGGAGGGCGTGGCCCTGTGGATCAAGGATCTGAAGTACGAGGCGGCAGCTGTTAAGGAAGAGGCCGACAAGTTGACCGCCCGGAAGAAGGCGCTGGACAGCAAGATCGACAGCATCAAGACCTGGCTGCTGGGCGCCATGAACGGTGAGAAGCTGAAGACGCCCCGGTGCAACGTGTACCAGACGCACAACCAGAAACTGGCCGTAGCGGATGAGGCCGGGTTGATCAGTTTCCTCCGGAGCACGAAAGATGGGGAAAAGTACCTGCGCTTCCCGGAGCCGGAGTTGAACAAGACCGAAATCAAAGAGGCCTTGAAGGGCGGAGCCTTCATTCCCGGCGCGGTGCTGGAAGAAACGGAAAGTCTGGTGATTAAGTAATGAACATTACACGAGGAGCGGTGAAAACCGCGAAGAAGATCGCGATCTACGGGCCGGAGGGCGTCGGGAAGACCACACTGGCCTCCATGTTCCCCGGGGTCGTGTTTATCGACACGGAAGGGTCCACCGTGCACATGGATGTCGCGCGGTTCGACACTCCGCAGAGCATGAAGGACGTCCGGGTGGCGGTCGATTACGTGATCGCCCACCCGGACCAGTTCGGGACGCTGGCGATCGACACGATCGACTCGCTGGAGAAGCTCCTGTTCAGGGAAGTCTGCGAAGAGAAGGGCGTCCGGAACATTGAGGATATCGGATACGGCAAGGGCTACGTCTACGGGAAGCAGATCATGCAGCAGCTGCTGGAGCAGCTGGATCAGGTGGCCGCAAAGGGCATCCACGTCGTGCTTGTGTGCCACAGTATGATCCGGAAGTTTGAACAGCCGGACGAGATGGGCAGCTATGACCGCTACATGCTGAAGCTGAACGAGAAGAACATCGCCCCGCTGGTCAAGGAGTGGGTCGACGCCCTGTTCTTCGTGAACTACAAGACGGACATCGTCACCACGCAGGACGGGAAGAAGAAGGCCCGCGGAGGCCAGAAGCGGATCATGTACGCCAACCACAGCGCGTGCTGGGATGCGAAGAACCGCTTCGGCCTTCCGGATGAGATGCCGATGGAGTTCGACCAGATCGCCAAATTCTTCGGCGAGGCCGAGCCTGTGAAGGAAGTGTCCGCCGAGGAACCGGCGAAAGCCACGACAAAGGCACCGGCGACGATGGCGGTGGTTGAACAGGTGCCGGCACTGCCAGAGAAGAAGCCGGCGAAGAAGAAGGCCGACCAGCCGAAGATCAGCGACCGGCCGGATGACATGAAGAGCGACGACCCTGAGAAGGACCAGCTGCTCGCGAAGGTGTGGGAGATGATGCTGGGCGCCGACATCTGGGACACGCTGGTGCTTCAGGCGGTTGTGGCGGACAAGGATTACTATGACATCACCACGCCGATCCGCGACTATGACCGTGATTTCATTGAAGGATGCCTGATTGAAGCATGGGACACCGTGAGGGGCCTGTGCGCGACCAAAATGAATAATTTGCCCTTCTAAGGGTGGAAAGGTAGGAAACTGAAAATGGCAGATCTTGAAAACAAAGTGATCGACTGGGACGACGAGGTAACGAACGACGGGGAATACTCCGGAGAGGAAAGCGTGGTCCTTCCCGAAGGGAACTATCCCTTCGAGGTGATTAAGTCCGAAAAAGCCTGGTACGACGGATCCAGCAAGATCCCCGCGTGCAACATGGCGAAGGTGTTCCTGCGGATCGACGGCGGCGAACTGGGCAAGGCCCTGTGCGTCGAGAACATCTACCTGCTGGATCGCCTGGAGTGGAAGGCTGCGGCGTTCCTCCGGTCCATCGGACTGAAGAAGCACGGCGAGCCCACCCAGTGGCGCAAGCTCGTCCAGTGCGACGGCGAGACGGGCCGGTGCAAGATCTACGTGGACGAGTACGAGGGCCGGGACGGCACCACGAAGCGCTCAAACAAGGTGAAGAACTTCTTCGATAAGGAAGAGCAGAAGCCGAAGAAGGAATTCAAGAAGGGGGCGTTCTGATCATGGATCAGATGATAATACCGTTCGGCAAGTACAATGGTCAGCCTGTAGACGTTCTGCAGGCTGACCCAGGGTATTGCCAGTGGCTTATGTCGCAGGACTGGTTTCGTGAAAGGTATTCGACAATCAATACGCTGATCGTTAACAATTTCACAAAGCCGGAAGACACACCGGAGCACAATACGCTCCAAGCCAAATTCCTGGATGATGATTTCATTGATAGGTTTGAAAAACTGTACTTTGGAATCACAACACAGAAGAAAAAAGAATTGTCCGAAAAATACGCAAAACAGTATGAAGCATGCGTTAATGCGTACAAAAAAGAACAGGAAGTTCTTGTTTCAAAGGCGCAAGAAAGAAAAGAATCAAACCCTGATGCATACAAATATGAAAAAGAACCAGTCCCAACAGACGCCTTGATTTATTGCCATTTGAGATTTGGAGAACATAATTACAGATACCGCTGGCTAACAAAGACTACAGGAATCGGGAACCTCGAAGATGATCACTGGGTAAAGCCAGATCCTCAGTTGTGCTCTTGCGCTGCATGGTCTGATCCTGATTCTGATGTTGGCGACCCGTTCGTCGATAAGGTTGAATTTGAAGTTCGAGGCTGGGATGTTGTCCTTGATCATGGCGTGTTTGGGAAAAACGTCGCCTACAAAACAAACTATGAGGAAACGCTAAACATAGAAATAAAACCAGCGCTTGGTGACGATTATCCATCAATCCTTCGCCAGATGAAAGCAAACTTGAGCAACAAACAATTCTATGTGCCATACAACACAAAGTGTCTCCTGCTTTATAAAGACTTTACTGCATCCGGCGCGACTGAGGATCAGGTTCGTGAAATCTTCCACAAATCAGGATTTAGGACTATGTCGTTCAAAGAAATCGAAGGTGAAACTGCATGATGGACATCAGCGAGGCCCGGGAAATCCTCCGACACATCCCATGTGGGCAGCTGAAGTACCCGGAATGGGTGATGGTAGGGTCGGCCCTCCACAAAGAGGGCCTTCCATGCTCCCTCTGGGACGAGTGGAGCGCCTCCGATCCGGGCCGGTATCATCCCGGCGAGTGTGAGAAGAAGTGGAACACCTTCGGAAGGTACGGCGGTACCGACGTTACGATGGGCACGGTGTACCGCATGGCCCAGGATTACGGGTGGAACCCGGTGGACAGCATGAAGACCTACGGATGGGACGACATGATCACCACGGACGAGGAAAAGAGCTCCGGATGGTACCATGACGACACCCTGCAGGACGTCCCGAAGGTCCAGGAAGATTACAGCCAGATCCGCGACATCACGGACTACCTGTCTGCCATCTTTGAGCCGGAAGAGAAGGTCTGCATCGTCACGACGGCGAGCCAGGACGAGGATGGGAAGTGGAGGCCGTACGGAGGATCCGCAAGCCGGACCTGCAAGCAGCTGCTGGACAGCCTTGCGAGGCATAAGGACACGCCGATCAGCGACACCTTCGGCACGACCAACGACGAGAGCGGCGTGTGGGTGTGCTTCAACCCGATGGACGGGACCGGCCGGAAGAACTCAAGCGTGACAAGCTTCCGCTACGCGCTCGTGGAGAGCGACGAGCAGGACATCGAAACACAGTACGCGCTCCTGCAGGATCTGAAGCTGCCGATCAAGGTACTGGTCCACAGCGGCGGGAAGAGTCTGCACGCGATCGTGAACATCGGGGCCGTCGACTACAAGCAGTACCAGGAGCGGGTCGATTACCTGTACACCGTCTGCCGGCGGCGCGGCCTCGTGGTCGACACAGCCGACAAGAACCCGGCCCGGCTCAGCCGGATGCCCGGTTTTAAGCGTGGCGACAAGTGGCAGTACATCGTCGGCCGGGACATGGGCCTCTCCGACTGGGTAGAATGGAATCATTATATCGAGGACGAGATGGTCGAGCCGTTGCATGTGACCAACCTGGGCGAGATCTGGGACGACATGCCGCCGGTAAAGCCGGAGCTGATCGAAGGGATCCTGCGGAAGGGCCACAAGATGATGGTCGCCTCCTCATCGAAGGCCGGGAAGACGTTCCTGCTGGTCGAGCTCGCGATCGCGATCGCGGAGGGCCGGCGGTGGATCGGATTTCGGTGCAAACAGGGGCGGGTGTTGTACCTGAACATGGAACTGGACGAGGCCAGCTTCGACGACCGGATGAAGCGCGTATACGAGGCGATGGAGATCTCCAACGCGCACCAGGAAAACATCGACATCGTGCACCTGCGCGGGAAGATCGAGAAACTGGACAGACTGGTCCCGCAGATCAACCGGACGCTGAAGGCGAAAGAGTACGCGGCGGTGATCCTGGACCCGATCTACAAGCTGGGCATCGGAGACGAGAACGCGGCGGATCAGGTGGCGAACTTCTGCAACGCGATCGACAAGATCGCGAACAACTCCGTCAGCGTGATCTACGTCCACCATCACTCAAAAGGAAGCCAGGGCGCGAAGGCGAGCATGGACCGAGCCAGCGGGTCCGGAGTGTTTGCCAGAGATTCCGACGCGCTGCTGGATCTGATCGAGCTCCGGGTGCCGGCGGAAAGAGCCGAAGAAGCGAAGGCCGAATACGGCGAACGCGTGACAGCTTGGCGGATGGAAGCGACTCTTCGCGAGTTCCAGCAGATCGAACCTGTGAAACTGTTCTTCAGCTACCCGCTGCACGAACTGGACGCGACCGGGATCCTCGACGAGGCCCGCCTGGAAGAAAACGAGCGCAGCATGGAGAACGGCCGGGAGCTGGGCAGCCTGTCGAAGACAGCCAGGAAGGTCGACAACAAGTCGAGGCTGATGGAGCTGATCGGAAGGGACGAAGAATTCGACGGCCGGCGAAAGACTTACAAGGAATATGCGGACGAGATGGGACTGTCCGAAAAGACGATTAAGAGGTACATGAGCGAGCTGAAAGAGGACATCTGATAAGGGGACAAAAAGGGACATTCCAGATATATATATGTATTGTCCTGTACCTTTACAGAATGTCCTGCGGAACAGGGGACAGGGTCGAAGATCTCCCTGTCCACCTGTCCGCGCTACAGGACATTGAAGGGAGTGACCCGATGAGATTCAAGCTGAAGATGACACCGCCGACCGCGACCGCCCAGCAGAAGGGTGAGCGGGTCGTCGGGGGATACATCCACCATTATAAGAAGAAGAACGTCGCCGCAGCGGAAGCGATCCTCCGGGACGCGCTCCTGCCGTACGTGCCGAAGGAACCGATCACGGATAAGCCGATCTCTCTGAAGGTGCTCTGGGAATTCCCGTATCCGAAGAGCGCGAAGAAGCACCAGTGGGGTCACTGCCGGAACAAGATCACCCGGCCGGACACGGACAACCTTAACAAACTGCTGAAGGATGTCATGACGGACATGGGCTTCTGGAAGGACGACGCGCTGATCAGCATGGAATGGATCTGGAAGGTGCTCAGCGACGAGCCAGGGATCTGGATCAGCATCGAAGAGATGGATATGGAAATCCAATACGAGGAGGAAGATGGCTGTGAGTGAGGTGAAGCCGTTCATCAAGTGCGTGGACTTCTGGCCGGTGGAGATCCCGGCGAACAAACTGGCCGCCTACAAGCAGCTGATCGCGGAGGGCCAGATCCTGAAGCACCAGGTGATCTATAACCGGAGGACCGGATCGACGACCGTCGAGTATTACGCGATTATGCCCCATGAGTGGGTGCGGGAGGAGCTGTCAAAAAGATCATGACAAAGTCACCATGCGGGCAGGGGTGCCAGGATCGGCACGTCGGATGCCACGCAACGTGTCCGAAATATGAGGAATGGAAGATCATCCACCAGGCAGAGATCGACCAGGCCCGCGAGAGAAAGCGCGAGCTGTACACGGTCACGATCAGCACGCATAACATCCGGAAGGGATGGCAGAACAAACGATACAAAAACGCCACCTACCGGACAGGATCCAAATAAGCGCGGCCGGACGGGGCAGTGCCGGAGGCTGGTTCTGAAAGGAAGGAAAGCACTCCTGTTTCCAGCTGATGGGGCGTGCCACTGCCGACGGGTTCGACTCCCGTCCCGCGTAACTTCGCTACCGTGCAGGACTGTGTGGCCTGCACGCTGCACGGTGGCACATTTTGAAAAGGAGGGATCATATGGAAAAGGCAAAGCCGGACATTGAATACTTTTTCGGGCAGCCGATGAAAATCTTCTGCGGGAATTGTAAGCGGGTAATGTTCACA